CGGGGAACGAGAGCCAAGAAGTCCAGCATCCGAAAGATCATGCGAAACGAGATCAACGCCGTGAAGAGTCTTGCCCGCACGCTCAACTGCAATTTCGGCACGGGCGACGTATGGCTCACGCTCTCCTTCGGGGAGGGAGAAATCTCCTGGGAGGACGCTCAAGCGGTGTTCGACCGGTTTTTGCGCAAGCTCCGCGCGTTGTATCGGAAGGAACAAGGGGCGAATCTCAAGTACGTCTACTCACACGGCCGGAGAAACGAGATCGGGAATGCCAGACCGCATTTTCACATCGTCCTCCCGGCGATTGACTATGAGAGCATATGCGCACTCTGGCCGGAGCAGGGCGTTACCTACCGACGTCTGGACGGGAGCGGAGACTATACCGGAATCGCCCGCTACATGATCTCCAACGCCAAGGGCGAGGAGGGCAAAAAGAAATTCCATCCGAGCAGAGGGCTGGAAAAGCCGGTATACACCGAGCCGGTGCCGGTTTACGCGCACAGCAGGATGAAGCTCCCGAAGGACGCATCGATCCGCGAGAAGACCGAGACGCGGGACGAGGAGAGCGGGTTTTATTCCGCCTACGTCCGCTACGTCCGCAAGGAGAAGGAAAGAAAAGGCAACGGCGCGCGCGTCTCTGCGCGTTCTGTTAAAACAAATGTCGGCGGAAAACCCCTCCGTCAGCCTCCGGCTGCCACCTCCCCTGTTAGGGGAGGCAAGGGGGAGGAAGGCGGCGATGCCGCCACCTCCCTTTGCACAAGGGAGGCTAAAAAGGAGGCGAAGAATTGAAATTCCGGCCGATGAAGGGCTGCGGAGCGGTATGGCAGCAGAGGATTGTTCACGCCTTTCTGGAGGCGTACCGGAATCTGCCGCCGCCGGCGCAGGACGAGATCCGGAAAACGATAGAGAGCACAGCGAAGGGGCAGGCCGAGGGGCGTGCCCTCATCGCCGTTCTCTTGAAAAACAAATCGCCGGAGACGGTGAGCCGCGAGACGAGCGTGCCGGTGGGCCGGATCTACGAGCTGCGCCGGAATTTCTACGCGGCGTACTGGCCGATGTGAGGAGGGAGAGACATGGCAAGAGATATCACGCCGCGGCAGAAGAAGTTCGTGCAGGAGTATCTCCGGAGCGGAGACGCTACGGACGCCGCCATCGCCGCGGGGTACAGCGCGAAGAGCGCGGCCTCGACGGCCTCGAAGACGCTCAAAATGCCGGGCGTCATTGAGTACCGGCGGGAACTGGAGAAGAAGCTCTTTGACGAGATGGGCATATCGAAGGCGTGGATCGGGCGGCGGCTGGTGGAGATCGTGGAGCGCTGCACGCAGAAGACGCCGGTGCTGGAATGGAACCCGGAGACGCGGCAGAAGGAGCCGAACGGATTCTGGGAGTTTGACGCGAACGGCGCGATCCGTGCGCTGCATGAGCTTGCCGAACACATGGACTTCGCCGAGGGGGAGCAGAGCGCCGCCGAGAGCATTGAGGACTGGCTCGCAAGGCAGGAGGGCTCGAAACTGTGAACCCGTGCATAGCTATGGACTACATCGAAAGCTGCCTGAAGATCAAGACGAAGAGCGGGACGGTCGTGCCGTTCCGGCTGAACGACGCGCAGAGGAAGCTCTACGCCGTGGCGAAGCGGCAGCAGGACGCCGGAAAGCCCGTGCGGCTCATCATTCTCAAGGCTCGGCAGCTCGGCTTTTCCACGCTGACGGAGGGCCTCATCTTCCATGCCTGCGCGACGCGAAGGAACGTGAACGCGCTGATCGTTGCGCACCGAGAGGACGCGACGGCGAACCTTTTCCGGATGAGCAAGCTGTTCTACGACGAGCTGCCCGCACCGGTGAAGCCGATGCTGCGCGCCTCGAACGCGCAGGAGCTGGTATTCGAGAACCCGTCGAAGCTCCGCAGCGAGCGGGAGGCAAGGCCGGGGCTGCGCTCACGGATCCGCTGCGCCACGGCGGGCGGGCGCGGCATCGGACGAAGCGACACGCTGCAATGCGTGCATCTTTCGGAGTACGCCTTCTGGCCGGACGGCGCGGACGGGAAAGCCTCCACGCTTGCCGGCATTTTACAGGCCGTGCCGAGTCTGCCGGGTACGATGGTCGTCATAGAGAGCACGGCGAACGGCTTTGAGGACTTCAAGGAGCGCTGGGACGCCGCCGTTGCGGGGGAGAACGACTTTGAGCCGGTGTTCTTCGCGTGGTTTGAAAACCCGGACTACTCGATGCCGGTCGTGCCGGGGACGGAATGGACGCCGGAGGAGCGGGATCTCAAGGCCGCCTACCGGCTGACGGACGAGCAGCTGCAATGGCGGCGCTGGTGCATTGCGAACAACTGCGGCGGGAGCCTGGACATGTTCCGGCAGGAGTATCCCGCCTCTCCCGGCGAGGCGTTTCTCCACAGCGGCACGGGCGTATTCGACAACGAGCAGATCGTGCTCCGGCTGGAGCGGCTGCCCGGACCCGCCGGGCGCGGGGAGTTTACAGACAGCGAGTGGACGGAGAGCGAGACCGGCGCGATCACGCTCTACGAGCTGCCGGAGGAGGGCGTTCCGTATGTGCTCGGCGGCGACACGGCGGGCGAGGGCTCGGACTACTTCACGGCGATCGTCATCAACAACGTGAGCGGGAGGATCGCTGCCAAGCTCCGGCAGAAATACAGCGAGCCGGAATACGTTCGGCAGATCTATGCGCTCGGGAGGTTCTACAACGATGCGCTCGTCGCCATAGAGACGAACTTCTCCACCTACCCGGTGATGAAGCTGCAGGAGATGGAGTATCCGAATCAGTACAGCCGCGAGCGGGAGGACACCTACACGCGGCAGATGAGGAAGAGCTACGGCTTCCGCACCGACCGGCAGAGCCGCCCGCGGGCCATTGCGAATCTGGTGGAGGTGTTCTCCTCGCATCCGGAGTGGTTCACCGACCGGGAGCTGCTCGAGGAAATGCTGACGTTCTGCTACAACGAGGATCACCGCCCGGAGGCGCTCGCCGGGAAGCACGACGACCTTGTGATGGGCGCGGCGATCACCTACGCGGTGCGGCATCAGCAGCGGATGACGGTGCTCACGGAGCCGGAAAAGCCGCGGGAGAAGCTCATCGATCAGATGAAGCGGCAGAAGAGGGCGAGAAAGGCGTGGTGATGACAATCCCTCAATCAACTCCGCCGACAGCTCCCTTTGCACAAGGGAGCCTTACCGAGGCGGGAGAGAGTGCGCTGCGATCAGCTATTATACAGGGAGTAATATTTCACAGATTTTTTTTCGACCGGAGCGGGAAACTGCTCCGGTTTTGCTTTTTTCAAGGCCGGAACCGCCTGTCGTATCAATGGGTTTGACGATTCGTGAAAAGTTCACAAAAAAGTCGCCGAGCACGGACAGATATTTCGGGTTAGCCTTTAATCAGCAGGAAAAATACATCGCGGCGACGGCAGCACAGTCGCAGAAAGGACCCACATGGAAGAGATCATGGAAGCCGTAACTCCGGAGGAGGGCTCGGAGGGCGGAGTCGTGACCGCAGAGACCGGCGCTGAAGCGGAGGAAACCGCAGGCGAAAAGAAGCAGGAGGCCGCCGAACCTGCCAGACAGAGCCGGGAGGACAACGCCAGATTCCAGGCGGCGCGCAAGGCGGGAGAATCCGCCGGATTCCGACGCGCCGAGGAGCGCTACCAGAATGCGCTTGCAAAGCTCGGGCTGAGCGATCCGGACGGCGGCGGGGCGATCGACTCGCTGGACGTGCTGGAGAGCTACGCCGACAAGGCGCGCGCGGCGCGGCTCAAAAAGGCCGCGGCGGAGAGCGGGCGCACCGTGCAGGATCTGGAAGAGGAAGAGGACGCCAAAGAGGTCGTCCGCAAACAAAAGCGCGAGCGGGCCGAGCGGGAGAAGGCCGACGCCGAGGCAGAGCGGCAGAAGGACTGGATCGCCCAGGACGCCGCGGCGTTCGTCCGGGAGCATCCGGACGTGGATATCTCAAAGCTCGACGGAAACGCGAAGTTCCGCAGGTTCTGCGGCAGCCGGTACGGAAAGGAGCCGCTGAGCGAGCTCTATGCCGACTGGCAGGAGCTTGTGGGAGAGGAAGCCGCCGCGAAGGCGGTGGAGAAGTCCGCCAAGAAAGCCGAACGCTCCACGGGAGCGGGCGGAGGCGGCGTATCGGCTGGGCTGACGGCCGCCCAGCAGAGGGAGCTTGACGAATGGAACCGCGAGTTCCCGCACCTGAAAATGACCGCCAAAGACTTTTTGGAACGCTGAAAGGAGAAGAATCATGTATCCTGTACAGAATGCGGACGGCGGCAGCGTACTGCAGACCGCCCGCAACTACCCCATTGACACCACGACGGAAATCCAGGCCGGCGCTGTCGTGAAGCTTTCCGCCGGAAAGGTCGTTCTGGCTGCCGCTGCGGAGACCGGAGGTATCCTCGGCATTGCCGCGGAGTTCCACTCCGGCAAGGAGGACGCGCTCAATCTGCGCGCGAACGGCGAGTGGATCCGCGTATGCGACAACCCGACGCTCATCTTTGAGTGCGCCGCGCCGACGATCAAGGCCGCCTCCGGCAGCGCCACGACCATTGTGCCGGCGACCGGCGACGTGGACGCGAGTGCCGCGGACGACGCTTTCAACAACACGGTCCTTGTACTGAAGGAGAAGGCCGCGAACAGCGGCAACACCGACGCGCTCGGCACGCAGATCGTCGTTACCGACTATGCCAAAACCGGCACGGTGATGACCAAGGCCAGCGGCGGCGTGCCGGGCGCGGGCGATGTGTACCAGGTCTATCCCGTGATCGGCGCTGCCATCGGCGGCGTTGCGAGTCTCGGCGACAAGCGCCTCGGCATCACGCTAAAGACCGTGGGCGCGACGAAGCTGCGCTGCATCGGCCACGACTACGAGCGCGGCGCCATCAAGCTCATGGCGATCGGCCATGCGCTGACCTGAGAAGGAGGAAAAGAAAATGCCTAACAATTTTGGAAACTGGAAGACCGACAACTACAAATTTGTCGGCAAGGCGTTCGACTTTGCGTATGCCGACCGCCTCAACAAGCTCTCGCCCATCGTGGGCGAGGTGAACGCCAAGAGCATCGACTACGAGCTGACCGGCTCCGGCGGCTACGGCGAGATGGCCGAATACGACGGCAGCAACCTGAACACCGACAGCATGAAGCGCGGCTTCAAGACCGTGATCACGCCGGTCGAGTACACGCTCTCCATTCCTGTCGGCTACAAGCAGGCGAAGATCGACAAGATGGGCGAGACGAAGAAGGTCGGCTCGAAGCTCGGCGACAGCGCGGCCTTGACGGTGTATCTGCACTTGCTGCGCATGTTCGCCAACGCCTGGAACACCGACGGCCGCCACAACGGCGGCGACGGCGTGAGCTGGGCCAACGCCGCGCACCCTGTCGCCTCGCGCGGATCGCAGGGCCGCCGCTTCGAGGCGGACACGGACGCTGGCACGTACTCCAACATCTCCACGGACGCCTTCTCCGTTTCCGCTATCACCGCGGCGCAGGCGCGCGCCAACCGCTTCGAGACGCCGGACGGCCTGCCGTTTCTGTGCGATTTTGACACGGTGCTTATTGCGCCGGAGCTCGAGGAGAAGGCGAAGAAGATGTTCGGCGAGAACGCCAGCCTGACGCCGATGCTGAACCCGGACGACGACACGAACGCCGCGAACCCCATCTACGGCATGCGCTACATCGTCATGGGCGGCGGCGCGGACGGCTTCACGGGCAAGCAGTGGGCCGTGTGCGACCGCCGGCTGATGAAGGAGATCGTGAACATCGTCTACAACACGCGCCCGACCGTCATACAGACGAAGCAGGACAATCCGCTGGTGGATCTGTACACCGCGTATGCCGACTTCGGCGTGGGCTGGGGCGACGCAAGACAGATCATCTTCGGCGATCCGGGCTAATGCCGTAAAGCAAACCCTCGACGGGCTTTGCGAACCCCTCCGTCAGCCTCCGGCTGACACCTCCCCTGTTAGGGGAGGCAAGGGGGGAGCGGGAGCGTGTGAGGGAGAAAGGAAACGAATATGATAAAGATTGACCGCGTGCTCGCCGTTTCGGCGGGCACGAAGGAGACGAAGGTGGACTGCCATTGCCAGACCGTCGTTGTTTCCAACAACAGCGCGAATGTGGCGTACATCGCGCCGTTTGACCCGAACAAGGCGCTGACAGCCGCGGCGGGCTTCCCCATTCCGGCCAACACGGTGCTTCAGGTGCCGTTCGCCGCCGGAGAGCTGGCGGTCGTAGCCTCGGCGGCATCCACGGACGTGCGCTTTTTGCTGCTCGACTGAAAGGAGAAACGGTATGGACAACTTCTGGAAGGCCATTGTGACCGCGGCAGCTGCGGCGCTGATGGCGTACTTCAAGCAGCTCGTTGTTCCGGTGGCGGTGCTCATCGCGGTGATGATCTGCGATTACGTTACGGGGATGACGGCGGCGTGGATGAACAAGGAGCTTTCGAGCCGCAAGGGCATTCAGGGCGTGATCAAGAAGGTCTTCTACCTGATGATCGTTGCCGTGGGTATGGGGGTTGACTACCTCATCACGATGCTCGGCGGAAAGCTCGGCGTACAGCTCGATGTGAATTTCGTTGTAGGTCTGCTGGTGATCGTGTGGCTTATTATTAACGAACTCATCTCCATTCTGGAGAACAGCGGGAAGATCGGCGTGCCTATGCCGGACTTCCTCATGAAGCTGCTGGACCGCCTGAAGCAGACCACCGAGAAAAAGGCGGAGGTCGAGGAAGCTCCGCCGGATAACTGATTATGTGAGGGAAACAGGGCGGGGTGACTCGCCCTGTTTTCGGTAAAAAAAGACGACAATCCCTCAGTCAGCCTTGCGGCTGACAGCTCCCTTTGCACAAGGGAGCCTTTGAGCGGTAAGGAGGAAACGATATGACGCTCGGAGAAGCGAAAAACAAGGTATACATGCTCCTCGACGAGCACAGCGCGGGCGGAGAGATCGAGCACGACGAGGACATCGAGAAGAAGATGACGGCGTTTTTCGACATGGCGCAGAAGACGCTCGCGCAGATCAGGAAGATCCTCCGGGAGGAGGTCATTGTCCCAACGTTGGGAAAAACCGTCTACGCCATGCCGGAGAATTTCTACTCGCTGTACCGGATATGGGCGGACGGGAAGAATGCGACACGGCGCTTCCGGTGGATGGGCGGGAAGCTCGTCATTCCGGAGGGGTGCGCGGAGGTGACGGTCGAATATTTCGCCATGCCGCAGACGATCCCGACGGATGCGCCGGACAGCTACGAATTTGAGATCGCGCCGGACGCCTGCGAGTGCATGCCGTACTATGTGGCGGCGCAGCAGCTTCTCCCCGATCTCGTGATGGACTACGGGGCGATGCTGCAGATGTACAACTATCAGGTGTCGCTTCTCAGGACGACGCAGCCGGGCGAAAACCGGCGCATCGCGCAGAGCCTTTACCGGGGGTAAGCCATGGCGAAGAAAACAGGGGTAAGCATCCGGCAGAGCGTATATAAGACGTTCCGCGGCGCGGACTTTTCCACAGACCCCTCTCTCGTGGACTATTCCCGCAGCCCGCTTTGCACGAACATCGTGGCGGACGGCGGCGGGATGCCGCAGAAGCGGCTCGGCTGGCGGAGGCTCTGGCAGAAGGACAAGCCGGTATACGGCCTGTTTGCCGGAAGGTTCGACGGCGCGGAGAAGAAGCTCGCGCACATCGGCACGGCGCTCTATGCATGGGACGACGAGACGGCACCGACGGAGATACTCACAGGGCTGCCGGAGAGGCGCTCACGCGCCGCGTATCTGGCCGGGAAGCTCTGGATAGTAACAGGGGCCGGTTTCTATGTATACGATGGCACAGCGGCGCACAGAGCCTCACAGAATGCTTACATTCCGACGACCGTTATTACGCGCAGCCCAACGGGCGGCGGGCAGAGCTATGAGAACGTAAACATGCTGACGCCGTACCGGAAGAACGCTTTTCAGACGGACGGCACGGCGACGGACTTTCAGCTCGACGGAGACATCGACGCGACAGGCACGGTGCGCGCATGGGTGTTCGGCGAGGAAACGACGGCGTTCACGCTCGACCGCGAGAAGGGCATCATTAAGATGACCACGGCCCCGGCAAAGCCGACGGCCGGTTCGGAGGACGGGCTGGTGGTGGAGTTCCCGCACACGGTGGCGGGATACACCGACCGCATCGACAAGTGCACGATCATCACGACCTACGGCATCGGGACGAACGACCGCGCGGTGCTGAGCGGGAACGAGGAGCTCCCGAACGTGGACTGGACGAGCGGGATGAACGATCCGACGTACTTCCCCGACCTTCTGTACAACGAGGTCGGGAGCGAGGCCACGGCGATACTCGGGTACTGCCGTCTCGGAAGGTCGCTCGGTATCGTGAAGGAGGATAACGGGCAGGACAGCACGATCTATCTGCGCACCGCAGAATTGCAGGACAGCGAGATCGCGCAGCCGCAGCAGCAGGCCGTGGCGGGCGTCGGCTCCATCGCGTCGGGGAGCTTCGCTTCTCTTCTGGACGATCCGCTGTTCCTATCCCGCAACGGGGTTATGGCCGTAGCGACGAACAGCTACACGAGCGAGAAGATCACGCAGAGCCGCAGCTTCTATGTGAACAACAGGCTCAACGACGAGCCGGAGCGGGAAAAGGCCGAGGCGGTGATATGGAACGGTATGTATATGCTTGCTCTCCCGAACGGCCACGTCTACGCGCTGGACGGGCGGCAGAACAAGACCTACCGGAGCGCGGCGCTCGGCGACTATGTGTACGAGGGATACTATTTCGAGAACATCCCTGCCTCCTGCTGGCTCAACCGACGAGCGGGCGCGGAGGAATCGCTGTACTTCGGCACGGCGGACGGGCGGATCTGCAAGCTCAACACGGACATCGAGGACATGAGCCGCTACAGCGACGACGGCGCGGCCATCTCCGCGGTGTGGGCAACGAAGTATGACGACGACGGTACGCCCGCCGTGCTCAAGACGCTTTTAAAGCGCGGCTGCTGCGTGACCATCAAGCCGTATGCGCGCTCGAGCGCCGAGGTGTATATCCGCGCCGACCGCACCGGCGGGCACGAAAAGAAGGTAGCCGGAAAGCCAATGGACATTCTGGACTTTTCCGACATCGACTTTGAGCGCATCACGTTCAACACGGACGAGAGCCCGCAGGAGATCTTCCTCAACCGCAAGGTGAAGAACTACAAGAGATTGCAGATCATCGTCCGGAACCGGGAGCCGAACGAGGGCTTCGGCATATTCCAGATCACAAAGCATTATGTGACGGGCAATTACGCGAAGAGGTGAAGACATGAGCATACAGGAACAGAAGATCACGGACGCCGCCATCGCCGCGAACGGCGTGCAGAGCCGGCCCGACAAGCTGACCGGCACGGCGGCGCAGAACAAGAAGGTATTCGACGCGCTCGTGACGGCGGTGGTGAAAGAGCGCTTCAACGCCCTGCTCGACGAGCTGACCGGAACGACTGCCGCGGCGCAGCTCGGCATCACGACGATCCCCGGCTTTTCGGCGGGGAACGTCCAGACGGCGCTTGAGCAGATCGTACAGGCGATG